TTCGTAGAGTTTTTGGTGAATATCAGCAGACTCTTTAGTCTCAGACTCGTCCAAAATCTGCTGTTCTTCTACTGCCTTGTCATGTGCTTCTTTGTATGTCATCTGCTTCTCAGACAACACAGGAGGGGAGAACCAAGGATCAATCTCTAAGTATGCAGGAGCAGGAACACCAGTGTAATACTGATCTTCGTAATCTAGACCGTCCTCTTCATCATTTACAGTCCAGGATCCACCAACACCACCATCCATATTGACAGTGATGTCATCGCCACTCCAACTCCCTGTTGCTTCAGGAGAGTGAAAAATTTGACCGAGAGTTTCCTTAATTTTTTTAATCATGCCCAGACTAGTTGTTTATAATAGTTATGTGCGTAAGTTTCGCGAGCACCTTTGATTCCCCATCCTAACCAATAATATGCAGGAACCATGTACTGTTGAATAGTATGTCCACGTCCTTCAAATTCTGGAAGATAACGTTGGAAAGTGGACTCATTAATCATGTAAGATGTTTGTCCCTCAAGACTAGAGGGATCCATATTATAACGCTCAGCAAACTTACCAAGGTTGTTGTAGCGTCCTACTGAGGTCCACTGAATAAGACCATAACCCCCACTATGGCAAGCGTCGTAAGGAACTCTATCCCCTCCCTCGCATATGTCGGGAACAAAGTTGCTTTCTTGTTTAATGTTACCCATGATCGTTGCAATAGCATTACGATCTCGGATCTTAGTTTTTGCTTGGAGTTGTTCGAGGACATACTTTTCGTTATCGTTACAGTCAGGACATTTCCATGACTTTTCAACTACAGGAATCTCTACAACTTCAGGTGGTGGAGGTGCAATGGCAGGACTGATAGTAGCAAATCCTGCTGCGAGAGCAGCGGCACCAAGTAATGTATTCATGAGTCTCATAGGAACCCTCGTATCATAACACAGCGGTTGCTGGGGTGTCAACCCCAGGCGATGCGACCCTGACTGGCAATAAACCATCCAGTTAAGGTATATTTAGCTGCCGTGATTGGAGGATTGCCCCTATGCAAGTGTGTAAATGATCCTGGCCAGATAGCACCCATACCACGCCTGGGTTTAACTTTTCTCTGTTGATATAAAAACTCAGTTTCTCCACCCTCTTCAATATCATTAAGGTAGATCATCCATGCCAGGTGTCTTTGTTGACAATCATATGTAAGATCTTCACAATGCCAACTATGATATCCTTCAGAGGGTTCAATCTTAGTGAGAATAGTTACAGCAGATGTCCATTCTTTAATACTTTTAAGATATCCAAATTCTTCTGCATAGGGTTCAAAAACCTTCTCAAGCAAACACTCATTAATATAATTATTGAGTCCTTGATTGACAGGATCTATTTGTAATGCAACTTGCTTATCTTTTCTGTGTACATCATTTCTTTCTCTAGACCATCCCTTTGTCCAAGTAATACTATTGTTTGCCATTTCAATCAAAGCATCAATAGTATAATCGTCAATAACCTTTGGATAGGTTCTGATAAAATCCATCATAACTTATTCTTCCCCGTTGACAGGATTGAATTGAATCATTTGAGCGGTGCTAGTAAACCATCCAGTAAGAACATATTTTGTTTCCATAGGAGGATTACCTCTATGAATATGTGTGTAAGAACCTGGCCAAATAACTGCTCGATTTTTTGTTGGTTTGAATTTTTTACGTTGATAAAGAAACTCGGTCTCTCCACCCTCTTCAACATCATTCAAATAAATCATCCAGACAACATGTCTTGCAAGATTATTAAACGTACCGTTTTCATAATGCCAAGTGTGATATCCCTCCATAGGTTCAGTCTTTTGCAATAAGGTAGAACCAGATGCCCAACCAGCGTCATTACGGTTGAGTGATTGAAACTCATTTACATAAGGTCCAAATGCATTCATAAACAAAGATTCTTGAATCTTCTTTGCGAGATTGACGTTGGATGCTTCGAGTTCTAACCAATATTGACCATCCTTTCTTCCGTCAACACTACGTTTAGTCCAACTATCATCCCAGATTAATACAGTATCGATCATGCGATACAAAAGATCAAATGCTTCTTCAGGAAGAATATTATCATATGTTCTGATAAAATCTTCGTAAGGGTATTGCTGTTCCATAATCTGTTTCAGTTATGCATATTATATTATCACATAAAAAACGGGGTGTCAACTGGATTGTGCCAGTTACCCCGTTCATGCGACGACGATATTCAGTTTTATTTAGTCTTTCTTGAGTGTGATAATGATACGATCGTTTTCATAATCTGCTTTGAACTCTAAAGGTTTTTCTGGATCCCAAAGTAACTCTTCGTAAAGAGCATTCAATGTTTCCATATCTTGATAGAGATCGGTAGGCATTTATCTTCGCTCAAAAATTTATTTAGACAGGGTTAGAAGAGGGTACTTGTAATGGTTGTAACATCCCTCCATCAAAGTGGTCATCATCATCCACATCCTCACTCAATAGGGCAACAAATATAAACCCTCCTATGAGAGATGCTGAAATGATCAGCATTTCGTTCACCAGACTCCAGGGATTAATTGCCCTGTAGTTGCGTATGCTCCGAATGCTGCAATGATACCAACCATTGCTGCCCAACCGTTAAACTTTTCTGCTTCAGGTGTCATTTGAATTCTCCTAATAAATGTGATCAGATGCCGAAGGCACCAAAGAAAAAGATACTACCAGTGGTAGCGTAAGAAATAACTGCTGCTACAAAACCAAGCATCGCAGTGCGACCATTCAGTTTCTCAGCACGTTCTGCATACGTCTCGTAACCATAACGCTCAGCGTCGGTCTTAGAAACATACATTTGAGGTTCACGGGCGAACATATTGTTCTGACCATGTTCGTTGGTTGTTACGGTCATTAGTTTGTTACGAAACTTTACATATTATATATCATTTCTTTACAATTGTAAAGCCCCTTGAAATATTAAGATTTTGAATCCAACAAAAAAGGACCCTTTATGGGTCCTTTAGTGTGGTCTTTCATGCACGCCACTTATTTTTTGACTGGAAATAAGAAACCAGGCGGGAGTGTTACCTCCATCCGCACCACTTACTTTTACTAAAGTAAGAAAAAAAGAGGGTCAAAATTGACTCCACCACTCCGTTTTTATTTTAGAGAACGGAGAAACTCTTTGTTCTTATGGGCGACTGTCATCCAGCCAAACACCATCTAGTTTAAAGTCTATTGGCAAAGACTAGTCAGGACGGTACTCCTGACTCTTGTAATCATCAAAAGAAATTACATCTGTGCCAGCACTAGAGAGGGAAATATTATCAACTGGTTGTGCTGCACCATAAGTAAAATAATCAAGTGCTCCATTACCTAAGGCAATGGTATCTACATTGTTATCGAATGCATTATCAAGAGCATCCAGTTTAAAAGAAAACTTAGGTGCATCTGGCAACTGGCGATCGATCGCTTTCATTCCTTGATAGTGACGCCAAATCTCACTTTGGAGACCAGGATCAATATCATTCTCCATAGCGTCCTTGACGCATTCTTCTAGTGCTTTGATTGCTTTTTGATAGGAAGTCATGAAGTTAGTTTGCTATTGGGATTAACAGTACATTCTAATTTACCAGTATCTTGTCCGATGATACCCTCAATAAAATAATTAAATGCTAATGAGTATCTATTCTCTTGAGACTGATTTACTTCTGTCATATGTGCCACATGAGAAGGAAAAAGAAGAAGGTTGTGTGCTTCTAATGGGCAACGATAAACAGTAGAGTTCCACATGTTGCGATCATGAACTTCAGGTAGAAGAGTTCTTCCAAAAGGTCTTTGATCATCTGGATGGTGGAAAGTAAGACCTCCACCACCTTCAGGACCATTCAAATAATAAACACCACTATAACATGAATTAGCATGGATATGTAAACGACCACAGTGTCCATGTTCGTGTTTATTAATCCAGGAATTGGTATGAACTAGTTTACCTTGGCGAAATCTTAGAACATCAAAATAAAAAATATTGAGATGTTTTTCAATTTCATCGCGCAATTCCTTAAAAGGTTCCTCTAAAAGAATGTTTTGATTGTCTGTTGTATATCCATCGAGTAATTCGTATGGATAGTACACAAGATTTTCAATGTATTCTAAATCAACATTGTGTTCAAATTTTTCATGATATAGAGGAGTTGGAAATAAAGGAATTACAGTCATGCCGAAACATTATCTTTGATATAGCAGGGGACTGTCTCAGGGTCCAACCATTTTGTATATTCAAAATCTTCCATAGCAGTCAGAAGTTGCATCTGATTATCTAGAAGATACATGTCTGAGTAACGCTTGGTATACTCATTCGCTTTCTGAATTCGGTAGTCAGGATGCCCGTTGTCGAGCATCCCAACAGAGACATACCGATAAGGAAAACGTTCAAGAAGAACTTTCACTTGGTTCATAATAAAAAAGGTCCTGTTCAAGTTTACTTAGGAGGATATCATAATCCTCATCTACATCACCATAGAAATCGACACCTTTCTCCTCATAGAATTTCACTACTTGATTATAAATGATAGGATACTCGATGTCAAGTGTTACTTGTCTGTCAACGGCTTCCGAAAGGATGTCGATACAGGACGAGAACTTCTGTGCTGTAGTCATATGTTTACTAGCAATGGACCGCAATGCCCCGAAGGGCAACGAGTCAGGCAGGATTTGAACCTGCGACCAACTGCTTAGAAGGCAGTTGCTCTATCCGCTGAGCTACTGACCCAAGCGGTAGTCTCTTCGGAGTCTTGCTCAAGCGCAGCAGAATCATGCAGACGATCGATCAACAGATCCATCAATGCGTCTTCGATGCACTCGGTTTCGTAGAACTCAACGTTCATTGGAACTCCTCTTGACTACCCTGTAATTATAGCAGACCCATCAGCAAGGGTCAAGGGGTGTGGTCAGTTTGGAAATAGTCTTTTCGCATGTACCTACCCAGGATGTTTGAGTTGTAAAACGCTGGTGTCCCATCTGACATTGCCTCCGTAAGTACATTGTTTAGAAATAATTGTCGGGTCTCTTCAAAGTTTGTGAGTCCCTTAGATTTATGTAGGCTTAATATAGTTCGTCTAAAGGCGAGATTCCCGACCTTTTTGCGCTCGGCAGTAAGTTCAGCAGAGCTTCCGTAGTATTTTTTCCAGTCGCTCTCACTTTTAACTCTCCTACCTCCAGTTCTAGGTTTTCGTAACTGGTGAAAGTATTTTCTTCCGATGTATCTTTTACCATTGAGGAGATTTGTAATGCAATAGACAAAACCGAAATGGTCGTCAATGTCCTCAGATAAAAAAGGGTGTCCGTCAAAAATCCAGGGGTTTTCATAGTCAGTCTGTTTCTCCGTCGTCATCTTCAATACGAACTCGTCTCACGTTCTCACTATCTAGGTAAGATTCTGTGTCCGAGTATACTTCTGCCCTCAGTTCTTGCAAAGCAAACTCAAGGTCTTTAATTAAGATTTTTAGATTGTCTTTGTTCATTGTGAATACTCCCCAATCATGTCCAGGACTTGATTTAATGCGTGATCGTATCCTTCACGAAACTCATAACTCTGATGGTCGTAAGAACCCTCGCCAAGTTCATGCTTTAGTTTAAGCACCCTGGCGAGGATGTCCACCTTATTCATCATACCTCTTGGCATCAAATACTCTCCTGTAACGCCTTCCAATCTCTATCAAACAATTCTAGACCCTTGTCGGTAAGAATGTGCTTATAGAGTTTATAGAAGATGGGCAAAGGTAAAGTGCAGATATCAGCACCCACTCTAAATGCGTCGGAGACCTGAATAGGTTCTCTAATAGAAGCGGCAAGAACTTCTGTTTTGAGTTCGTGAGTAGCAAAGACATCAGCGATCTCCTCAATGAGATGAATACCATTCCAATGTTGATCAAATACACGACCGACGAAAGGAGAAACATAAGTTGCTCCTGCTTTCGCAGCAAGTAATGCTTGTGCCGTGCTGAATACTAGTGTTACGTTTACATGTACATCATCGTTTGAAAGTTCTCTACATGCTTTCAATCCTTCAACTGTGCATGGAACTTTGATTGTGATGTTTGGTCCGATTTCCAGATAGTCCTCTGCCATGTCCAACATCTCTTCCGCAGTGTCTCCCACCACTTCAGCAGATATGGATGCGTTCCAAGGAAAGATCTCTGAGATCTCCTTAATAACTTCTTTGGGGTCTTTACCCGCTTTCAACATGAGACTGGGGTTTGTAGTAACTCCGTCGATTAAACCAGTCTCGTAGGCAGATGCAATCAGATCTGGGTCAGAACAGTCCAGAAAGATTTTCATGACTCTCCTGTATAGGTTATCAGTATTTAGAATAGCAA